TGGCTCTTGGTTATCTGGGGCGTCGACGGTATCTAGAAACATCTCGCCCATGCCGTAAGTGTTTTCTAGGCGTCGCGCCGCGCGCTCACCGAAGGGATTGCCTTCCTTCAGGAGCTGGGAGATGTAGCTCTTTTCCTTGGGCGGGATGGATCGCGTCGCGAACCACTCTCGCAGCCTTGCTCGGCGGATGTCTTGGATTTGCATCCTAGTATTGTGATTAGCATTCCCTAAACAAGCAAATACTTGACTTCGTGCGCCTTGTGGTTTAGAGTGCTCTAAACTAGTTAAGTTTTCTTTCGAAAAGAGGTCGCATGAAGCTCCGTGAATACCTGAATGCAGAGCGCGGCTCGTCGGCGCGCCTGGCTGCTCAACTTGAAGTCTCACCGTCGTACCTTTCACAAATGGCAGCGGGGGATGCCGCGATCTCGCCGGCGCGCTGCGTGCTGATCGAACAGTACACCGACGGTGCCGTTACGCGCCGTGATCTGCGCCCAAAAGACTGGATGGACATCTGGCCCGAGATCAGGCCGGCGCGGAAACAGCAATGCAGCAGGGCTTCGTAGCCCTGATTGCAGATTAGTCGTTGCAACAACCTTTTTAAAGCAGTCCCTGAAGTCGTGTAGCACGGTTCACAAAAACAGTACCAGCAACGCCAGGCAACAGCAGTCACTTCCTTGTAGCACCGCTTTATAGGAGTAGTGATGAAGAGCAGGAAGAGCGTAGTTGTTAAAGCTTTGTTCAGCGTCGACCAATTCATGGCGCTGGACGAAGAGTGCACTGATGCAGACCTATCACATAGCGAGCTCCTTCGAGAGTTAGCGAATGCTTGGGTACAGCAGCGTCAGTCTACTAAAGCCGGGAACCAGGGTAAATGGGCAGTCACTGGCCAGAAACTGGCCATTCCAAACGCCCACTCCCGGGTGAACTATGGCATCGCCCCCGTGCGCCTGAGGGTTTGACGACGCTCGATACACGTGGCAGGACCGCCGGGAATTTTCGTAAGCGAGAGCAGGCGGGAACAGATAAGTGACACAACAAGACGGCCCGCCATCGAGCGGGCCCAACAAGTCCGAACGCAGCAGGGGATCTATGGAACCGGAGACGTCATCTATGTCGAAAGCCGAACAACGTGTAATTCACTGCGCGATCGCGTGGCGAGAGACGGAGAAATCCGCCATTGGCGCCCCGGATGGCGAAAAGAGCGCCGCCAACGAGAAGTATTCGGAAGCAAAGCGAAATCTGCGGAAAGCCGTGGACCATCTTACTAGGGGCAAGCCATGACGAACGAATGCCGTTCCGACAGCCGGAACGAAGTGCTGCAAATGGTCAGGACGAGCCAGGGCATCACGGCGGGACAGATCCAAGAAGAAGTTGGCCTGTCGAATCGCCAGGTCCTGAAGATCCTGTCGGACCTGACGGACGAAGGCGTCATCAGCTGGAAGATGCTCCGGCCGAAAGGCGGTATCAGACGCTCGCCGCGTCGCAGCTACTTCATCACGGCGCGGCACGACACGACGATCCCGGCGGCTTGGGACGTCCTGGCGCACTTCTTCGGCCGCATCGCAGCAGAACCCGCAATCGTTTGATCGAGCACCGATGGCGCCGCAGCTGTGGCGCCATCCCCTAACGCCCGTAGGAGGCACCATGCATCGCCGACCCGACAACAGCTTCGAGCGCTTCACGCAAGCGCATCGCCGTATCGTTTCGGTGCGGGGGATGCCATGAGTGTCCTGCCACTAAAACGCTCTTCCACGCTGAAGCAGAAGACGCCACTGGTGCGCAAGACGGCCATGAAGCGCAGCGGCTTCCTGCGCATGGATCACTCGAAAGAGCACGTCACCAAGAAGCCGGTCGGCCTCAAATCACGCGGCCCGAAGATGACGCCAATTCGCCGCGCGGCACGAGGCCAGGACTGCCAACTGCAGATTCTCGGCGTGTGCAACGGCGACTCCACCACGACCGTCCTGTGCCACTCCAACCGACTAGCTGACGGCAAGGGCATGGGACTGAAGGCTCCCGATACCGAAGCCTGTTTCGGTTGCTCATCCTGCCATGAAATTCTGGACGGCCGTGCCCCGCGACCGGCCGGCATGTCGATGGACGACGTGCAGCGTCTCTTCGATTACGCGCGCGATCGCACGCACGTCATCCTGCGCGCAATGGGGCTCATGCCATGAGAACGAAAACCGTAAAACGCTTCTGGTGCGACTTCTGCAACCGCGCCGGCCTTCGTGCTCACTCGATGATCAAGCACGAGCGCCATTGCACGATGAACCCGGCGCGCGCGTGCCGCACCTGTCGGCTGATCGACGGTGGTAACGGTACGGACGCCGAGGGCTTGCGTGCTCTGATCGCAATCTTGCCATCTGGCCCCGTGCCGGAATTGGGTGACGAGCTTGACGCCTTTCTGGAGACGGTTGACGCCGCAATCCCGAAGCTGCGCGAGGCTGCTGGTGGGTGCCCGGCCTGCATGTTGGCCGCTATCCGTCAGGCAGGCATCCCGGTGCCTGCAATCCAGAGCTTCGACTTCAAGAAGGAAATGGCAGAAGTACTGCGCTGCTATGCGGTTGAGCACATGAACACGGGGTACTACTGACATGCTGACCTACGAAGTCAAAGGCCCGACCGAAAGCGGTCACTACCTCGTCGGCTACCCGACGCCGGGCGCCCCGCAAGTGTTCACCTTGGCCGGCTGCGCAACAAGCGTAGCAACAGCGCAACGCGAATGCGACCGCCTGAACGAAGAACAGGTAGTTGAGCGTCGCGTCGATCTGGTCCGCGCGGCGAACTTCCTGCCGCTGGACCTGGATAGGGGCGAACCGTGAACAAGGCTAAGCATCAAGCCGCACGGCCGGCACCGGAATGGCTCGCACGAATTTGCTACGACCCGGCATCAGGCGAGTTCACCTGGGCATGCTCTGATCGAGGGATAACCAAGGGGAAACCAGCTGGTTCCAGAACAGCGGACGGGTATATCCAGGTAAAGCTAGGGCGGTCGACATATCGTGCGCATCGCCTCGCGTGGCTCGTCGTACATGGCGAGTGGCCGCAGGGCGAGATAGATCATATCAATGGCGACCCGATCGATAACCGCATTGCGAATCTGCGTGTCGTCGATCGCGCGCAGAACTCTCAGAACCGCTGGAGAGCGCATCGGGACAACAAGTCTTGTGGACTCCTTGGGGTGGCGTGGAATAAGCAGCATAAGCGCTGGCAAGCGAAGATCGTGGCGAACAAAGTTCGTTACCACCTTGGGTATTTCGACGATCCGCAACTGGCTCACGAAGCTTACATCTCAGCCAAGAAGCGACTTCACGTGCACGGAGGCTGCCATTAACTTCTATCCTTTCCATCTGGGCGATTACGCGGCCCACACGCGCCACCTGAGCCTCATGGAAGACCTGGCCTACCGCCGCATGCTCGACCTGTACTACACAGCCGAGGCACCTTTGCCGGCCGACCCCGCAAAGGTGGCACGTCTGATCGGCATGCGCGATCACATGCAAGAGGTGTGCGACGTGCTGTCTGAATTCTTTGTGAAATCAGAGGCGGGTCACACCAGCGCACGTTGCGAGCGCGAGATCGAGGTCTACAAGGCGAAGGCGGAGCGCGCGAAATCCGCCAACAAAGCGCGTTGGAGTCCTAAGCAGTCCGACGATGGATCAAACAAGGATCTGAAATCAGATGCGAAATCAGATACTAAGTCTGATGAGAAGTCTGATCTGAAATCAGATACGGATCAGGTCCCAACCAATAACCAAGAACCATTAAAAGAAATACCCCCCATACCCCCCAAGGGGGGCGAAGAGGCCAAGCAAGACGAAGGGCCGAAACGCAAAGCAGCCATCTCGTTGCAGACCTACCTCGACGACTGCCGCAAAGCCGGCATCAAGGCCATCCCTGAGGGTCATGCCGTTTTTGCCTACGCCACGAGGGTCGGCATACCCGACGAGTTCCTGCGGCTGCACTGGTACGAGTTCAAGGACCGCTACACGATGCCCGACGCCAAGCGCTACAAGTCCTGGGCGACGGTGTTCCACAAGTCAGTGAAGGGCAACTGGTTCCGGCTCTGGCGCGCCGCGAACGACGGTTCGTACGTCCTGACGACAGAGGGCCAGCAGGCGCAACGAGATCACGGGGAGGCAGCATGATCGACCAATTCAACATCGAAGCCGAGCAGGCCGTCCTGGGAGCCATCCTGCGCGACAACGACGCGTTCGACCAGATCCCAGAACTGGATGCTGGCCACTTCTTCCGTGGCGACCACCGGACCATCTTTGCCGAGATCACGACGCAACTCGCCGCCGGCAAGCGCGTCGACGCGATCACGCTGGCCGAGCGCCTGGACGGGGAACTGTTCCCGTACCTGGGCCAGTTGCACGCCTCGGCGCCGAGCAGCGCGAAGATCGCCTACCACGCCGGCATCGTGATCGAGAAGGCGACGAAGCGCGCCTTGCATGCCCTGTCGATCGATCTGGCTGCCGATGCCGAATCTGGCAAGGACAGCACGGAGTGCATCGCTGACGCCGCCGCGAGGCTGGATGCGATGGGTCAGCGCAGGATGACGAAGAGCCCGCGGCGCCTTGACGAAACGCTGCACGAATACCTGACCCTGCTGCAGCATCGCATGGAAGGGAAGATTCGCCCGATTCCGACCGGCTATCAGCACGTGGACGAGATGCTTGATGGGGGGCTCGAGCGCGGGACGTTGACCGTCATCGCCGGCCGCCCCGGCACTGGCAAGACCGCCGCCGGCTTGGGGATCTGCCGCAATGCTGCGCGCGACTACTCCTCTCTGTTCCTGTCGATGGAGATGTCGACGAACCAGGTCAACGACCGCAACATCGCGGCGCTTGCCCGGGTCGACATGAGGTGGCTGCGCCGACCGGGTGAGGGTCACGACGACACGGCGCGTTGGGAGGCCATCACGGCGGCGACGATCAACTCGCGCAACCTGAACTTGTTCATCGACGATCAGACCGGGTTGAGCATCCCCGAGATCCGCGCGAAGGCCCGTCAAATCAAACGCCAGCGCGGCCTGGACATGCTCTGCATCGACCAGCTGTCGTTCATCACCGGATCCAAGTCCGACAAGCTCCACGAGGCGATGGGCGAGTACACGCGCGGCCTGATCGCCATCGGCAAGGAACTGGACGTCGTGATCATCCTGCTGGCCCAGTTGAACCGCGAGTGCGAGAAGCGCACCGACAAGCGCCCGATCATGTCCGACCTCGGCGTGTCCGGCTACATCGAGCAGGACGCCGCCAACATCATCTTCCTGTACCGCGACGAATTGTGGAACCCGGAGACGCAGGACAAAGGCATCTGCGAATGGATTGGCGCGAAGCAGAGACAAGGATGCCCTGGCGTCGTTGGCTTGCAATACATCGGCGCGCAGACGCGGTTCGAGGACTTGCCGTATCGCTGGCACCGCCGGGCACCGCAACCCGGGCCGCGTCTGGCATCGAACCGCGGCGGATTCAACTGACGAGACCATTTCGCGCGAGAGCGCATCCACGAGGAGATAAGAGCAATGAACGCACCTGAGCAAGTATCGCTGGAAGGAATCCCCGAGCAAGAGCTGGCCGCCCACATGATCGCCCGTGTGAGCGCGGTAGCCGTCAAGCTCGTTTTCCCATTCGCCGCCGTGCAGGATATCCGCTACTACCTGAATGGCATCAACATCCGCCCGCTGGAGGATGGGACGGTGATGATCGTGGCAACGAACGGCCACCGCTACATCGTCGTGCGTGATCCGAACGGCTTTGCCGAGCGCGAGATCATCGTGAGCATCAGCAAGGACGCGCTGAAACACGCCACCAATGCCAAGCACACGCTGGACGTGATGTCGAA